ATTGGTAAGAACCAAATTTTACAACATCATCTAATCTGTAATATGTTGTAGTTGCCCAATCGCCTCTAAATGCTAAACCTTCACTATATAAAGTGAAGTATGATAAGTCTATATTTGCGTCACCACCAGCAGCGGATGTATGCTCAGTAGTTACTCGGTATGTTCTTCCCCCATACTTAACTAGGTCGTTTAATCTGTATTGAGTTGTAGAAGTATAATCACCTCTAAAAGTTATACCGTCTGAATATTGTTCAAATTTTGATTGATCTAATACTGCACTTGAAGATGTATGAGCAGTTGTTGTTCTATATTGTTTACCACCATAAGATACAACATCATTTAGTTTGTACCAAGTTGAATTGGCGTAAGTACCTTTGAAAAAGAAGGACTCGCCGTGTAGTTCCCAATAGTTTGTATATGTGCCTGGACTAGTATAAAAAATGTTTTCGTTATTTGGTGAAGTGTGATTTTGAATACACACATATGAATTACCACCATATTTTACTATGTCGTCTATAACATAGCCAGTACTAGTTGCCCAATCACCTCTCCATTTAAATTTAAGTCTACCTAGTTTAAAATCTGCCATTGTTTTCCCTTAATTACTCATTATACTGCACTCTGGTAAGTTGTCGTTCCTGAACTTGCCGTTGTACTCTCAAATGTGTCAAAATCGTCTGTATTTAATGCTGACCTTGATACACTTGCGTTTACTCTTTTTACTAAATCTCCACTAGTACTATTTATAAGAAAAGTTGTAGTAGGATTATCAGAATAGTTAATTTGTTGAAATCTATCGCTATCATTGTTAAAATATCTTTTCTTAACTGAACCTATAACGATACTCAATCCAGTCTTAGGAATTAGAGTAAATGTTACTACGGTATTATTGACTAATGTAAAGTCTGAAAATGGTACTTGTTTAACACCATCTAAAAATACTGCAATCCTTGACTCATTTAATACTGGAACTGATATTGTAAATTGATATGCCGAACCGTCTGTTGTAAAGTAATTGACATCATACATTTCCAATCTTTCATCAACGTAATCTGTTTCATCTCTACCTACGAAATCAGATTTACCGTCTTCAAAAAATTTTGATACTTCAATAGTTTCATTACCTAGATTAGGATTTACTGAAGTCAAATATAGCATACCCTCTTTGGTTCTTCTTAAACCATTGAAAGACTTTTGCTTTGTAGAAGCGGCAGGTGTATGTGATACTAGATAAGGCATATTTCCCTATATTTATTCCTATGTTAACGCCAAAATACTTGTAACTGCTTCAACATCTACTGAACTTGAGTCAGGTGTTGGGTCGGCAACAACTCGTATAATATCGTTGTTTTCTAAATTAACTGGTTTATCTAAAGTTAATGTATTACTTGGTGGAACTTCTAAACTTTTACCTATATGATAAAATGTAGAACCACCATCAGTTGAAACCTTTACATTTACTTTTGCAGTAGAAGTCGTACTTTTATTAGAAATAAATAATGCGTGTACTACAGCATATTCATTTGCAGCCGCTGTATATAAGTTAGCAGATGAATCATCTGTTATCGGAACTGCCATTCCTGCATTTTTAAATGTACTTGCCATAATTAACTACCAAAAACTATTGAATACGCTAATGCGTCTCCGTCCATTGCAACCACACCATCTGAGTCTGGTAAAGTAATTGTTCTATCACCAGTAGGTTCAGCAACCGTCAAGGTTGTTTCGTATGCGTTTTCTAAATAACCTTCAAAGATTATATTCGCACCGTTTAGTGTAATATCATTATTAGTTACGGCACCAGCATTTGTAACTGCTTGTAAAGTTACAGCACCAGCACCACCAACTTCTTTTACAACGCCACCAGATGTTTTAGTATATAACTTACCATCTGTTACGTTCATCGCCAATTCGTGTACTGCTAAAGCAGCAGCACCTGGAATTTGATTTGGCGTTTCTGATCTTTTAGGTTTAATTACGGTTGCCACTAAAATGTACCTCCGTCAACGGTTGTGATAGATACATCACCCGAAGATACGGCAAAGTTATCTGAAGTAAATGAAGCAACACCTTTATTTGATGTTGAAGCATCCTCTCCTGATATTCTAATTGTATTATTATCTACCGTAGTGTTAACACCCTCGCCAGCTAAAAATTCTAAATTTTCTTCTAAAAATACTCTACCAGTTGTTGATGATTCGTCTGTTAAAGTAATAAATGGGTTTGCAAGTTTTGATGTTTGTATCGTACCTGCCAACATAGCATTTGTAATACCTAATGCCTTAACTCTTAATGCGTCTGTATTTACTTCAATTGAACTATCGTCAACTGCAACATCTAAAGTATTTGCATTTTTTGTTAACGCCTGACCTGCAACTATTTGACCTGCACCAGAAAACTGAGCAACATCTAAAGCAGTTGTACCGAAAGTAGGCGCACCTGTATGAGTAAATACATAACCGTTATCGGAGTTAGCAGTACCTTCTTCTACAAATACGAAAGCACCACCTGTTAATTCTGATGGTTGATCTTCTGGAGTTGCTCTTGTTAATACCCAATTTGTAGAATTAGAACCTATGTTAGTTACAACATAGATACCGTTTTGAGCAGGAGCAGTTTGATCTTTAACTAAAATTCTATCATTTAAATTAGCAGCAGTTGAGTCAATTACTAGAGCGGCCTGTGAACCTGAATTAGTCAAAGTTGCACCGACACCAGCAGTACCATTACTATAAGTTGCTGTTAAGTTACCTGTTGTTGCAAGTTTACAAGATGGTTTAGTATCTAAACCTTGTGCAACTTGGTCAACGTATGCCTTGTTAGCAAGTGAAGTATCACCGAAACCTGATCTGTCTTCATAACCAGATGGTACTACAACCGTACCAGTTCCGTGTGGGTCTAAACTAATATCTTTATTAGCACTTGAAGTTGATAGTGTTTGACCATTGATTGTAATATCATCTACAACTAAAGAAGTTAATCCTGATAAATCTGTTGTAGCAGCGGCACCTAAAGTTAATGTTTGAGCACCTAAAGAAACTTGTGGATTTGCTAAATTAGCATTTGTTATTCCTGCAGTACCAGATAGATTTGAATTAGTAATATTTGTTGCGTCTATCTGTACCTGGTTGTCTGAAACGGTAGTTGTAATACCTGAACCTGCCTGAAAAGTTAATGTTTCATTTGTGTTGTAAGTATCTGTATTTGTTCCGTCAGATAAAACTATGTTTGAAAATACGGTTTCAAAATCTAAATTACCAGAACCATCTGTTTTTAAGAACTGACCAGCAGTACCATCTCCGTCAGGTAATGTAAATGTTTGAGATGAAGTTACAGCGTTAGGTGATTTAATACCTATAAAGTTTGTACCGTTATTTGTACCCTCGTTAAATCTTACTTCACCACCTGTTGTTAAAGAATTACCAACATTGAGTGTGTCTATTGCAAGGTTTGAATCTGCTATTATTGCTGAATTACCTGTTAGCGTACCTTGTACGTGGTCTAACATATCTGTAAAATATTGACCACCTATTACTGAAATATTATTTGCGTCACCGTTACCGTCAACGCCACCTTCACCTATGAAAATTCTATCTCCTAGGTTTGATTGTGTACCTGTACCAAATGTATATGCTAATTCACCTAGTTTAAGTGTTGCTGGTGCTGAAGTAGATGAACTTCTTTTAATCTGTATTACCGTTGCCATAACTTACTAGAAACTCCCGCCGTTAAAAGTTAATGTACCAGTTGTGGTAACTATCTCGTTTCTACTAACGAACTTACCATCACTAGCTCTGTATTGTAATAATGCGCCATCATTTAGACTTGTAACGTCAACGTCACCTAACAATTTTAAAGAAAGAGAACTATTTTGTAGTGAAGTACCCGAAGGCAGGGTTACAGAAACCTTTTTAGGTCCACTTGATGTTGGAGCGTTGATTTTTGCTGTAATACTTGCCATTTAGACCTCTCTCTTTTAACAATATTTATAATACTTCTAACTTGTTGTTACATTAGGTCTAGTAGTGATGATACCCTCAATAACTCTAGTAACCGTACCAGTTGAGGTCTGTGTGATCTCTACGTCATACACATATCTCTCTGGTGCGTCTAAAGCGGCCGTCTGAGCAGCCGTGAGTGTTAAAGCAATGACACCTGAAGCGGCGTCTGTAGCAATAGTAGATGTAATAGTCGTTCTTGTTCTTGTTGACGCAAAACCCTTTGCCATCTTGGCCTCGGTCGTGTAACCTGTCAGATTAAATGCGTTTCCGTTTGCGTCTTTGACGGTAACATCTGAACTAAAGTTAGCACCTTGATCTATTATTAAATTAGCTATTGCTGCCATTGTCTTCTATTGGTTGAACCTTCTCTGCTTTCATCAATTCTAGTATCTTCTTATTGTAAAATTCTGTTAGAACTGCGATTTTTTCCAACTCAATATCGTGTCTGACTCTACTTGCCTCAATCTCTTGTCTGGCTGTAATACGATTTCTCAATCCTATACTAAATTTCGTTTCGTCATACACTTTTCCATCTATGGTTATTGACATTATATACTCCTTATGTTATAATATATGTTATATTTATACGAGAATAAATAAGAGTATGAAACCTTTGATACATTTAAATTACCCTATTAATAAAGATATTTTATTATTAGAATCTGACA